CGTTCCACATCCATCAGCAAAAGAACAGATCGAATTATCTGAATGCCAACATGAAGACATTATTAGATTGTGGAATTGCTGATGAGAGTTAATTATGTCTGTTGTAAATGGGGAACAAAGTATTCCACTGAGTTTGTTAACCGTCTTTATCGGATGGCAAAGAAGCACACACCAGATAACTTTGAGTTTCATTTCTATTGCTATACGGATAACAGTGAGGGATTTGAAGACGAGATTAAAGTAATCGACTTCCCAGATATCCCTGACATCCATCCGAAATACTGGTTTGGATCTGAGGATTTTAAATACGGTATGGCACGTTGTTGGGACAGACCAAAGACGTTTATCTTCAATACACACAATTTCGCAGACGATAAACCTACTGGAAGATTTGTCTTTTTCGACCTTGATGTTATCATACAAAATGATTTATCACCAATCATCACATATGATTTAGAGAATCCTACCAAGTTACGTTCGTGGTGGCAAGATCCACGACCGATGAAGTCTCGTAACTTCAAACTCTCTCATGGTGCATATACCAATGGTAGTTGTATGGTGTGGTCAGATGATCAGACTGAATGCATTTGGCAAGATGTTCTAGAACACCAAGAACGTATTTGGTTTACATTTACGGACGGAACAGATAACTATCACAGTTGGCGATGGGGAGATTTCAGCAATACACCTCTGTGGAAACATTTCCCAAGCACCTTTGCATATTCATATAACAGAGGCAGAGATTGGGCACAGTGCGATTTGCAAGTAGGCATATATAGAAAGGATTGTATCCTTTGTGTGTTTAATGTTGACTTGCTACCGTTTCAGGATAACAGCAGAGGTAAAGTGAAACAGGAGTCACTAGTTGATCCTGATCTTTTAGAGCATTGGAGTGTTTGATGATTAACATTTACACGGTGAAGTGGGGATTTAAGTATGAACCAGAACACGTTAATCGTGTGTTCGAACAATGTAAAAAACATATTACATCAGAATTTAAATTTTTTTGCCTTACAGAACATTCTGGTAGACTTAACCCAGAGATTAATGTTATACCATTACCCGAAGATAACTACTACGAGAAATGGTGGAACAAATTATACTTGTTCGAAAAACAAGTTGTTCAGCAACAGGGTGAGAAATTATTTCTAGATCTAGATATTGAGATTCAAAATAATATCGATTGTATTGTAGATAATGATCCAGAAGATGGTTTAACTTTTATTCGAACCCACTGGCACAATATCAAAAAAATGAAAACAGATACCAAAGACATTCCACATAAATACACGGATTTAAATTCCAGTGTTCTAAGGTGGAATGATAAACTAGATGTCAATAAAATTACAAAGTTTGTCAGAGATTATCCTGACCAGATGTTTTATTATTATCGTGGTCTTGACAATATGTTTGGTCATCAAAGAGAACGTCTTCTAAAGATCAACTATTTCCCAGATGGTTGGGTGTATAGTTATAACTATGGATATATTTGGCCGATTGATACCAAAGAACAAGTTATCCGACTCGAACCACTAATTTGCTTATATGATTCTATGGAAAGACCACAAGATGTTAAACTATAATTACTTAAACAACTATCGAAATTGGGGTGAAGGACTTGATAAGATCGCCCACGAGATGCCTTGGAAACATGAGGATTTTCGGAAATCTCTCAATCCAAATACAATGGACGCATCGATTTGGTTGGTTGAAAATCTACAGAGACTTACTGGAGTTCCCAAGAAGTTGGATATTACCATTTTAAATTCTTGGTTAGGATTTCCACTTGTTCCATTGCTCTGCGAAAATCTAGATATACAGAAAATTAACTTGATTGATATTGATAACGACGCACTAGAACTTTCTAAAGTGTTCAATCGATATTATTCATCATCAGGTATTGAACTCAATCATCTAAACTGGGATGTTCCATTTGCATACCATGATATTAATGCAATAGAAACCGATGTGGTGATTTCTATCTGCTGCGAAACAATGTATCCTCTGAAGAATATGACTACAGCAAATCCTGATTGTATTTTTGCGTGTCAATCGTCAAATGTTTTTAAAGAGATGTATGGAATAAATTGCGTTCCAACAATTGAGGAGCATATTGAGAATGTTGGAGTTACTGCTGTTTCTTACGAGGGATCGATTAAACAGTCATATCATAGTTGGGATGGTAAGGTTGAGTTTGATCGCTTCATGGTAATAGGATCTAAGTAAATGATGTTCGGTAAAAATACAGATATTGTCAAATTGACTGCTAACTGGATCCCAGAAAATTCTCTGGGAGCAGAGATCGGAGTTTGGCGAGGAAGATCTTCACAAGTTTTGTTAACAAAGGCAAAACATCTCCACATGATTGATCCGTGGGATATTTCTGTTTATGAAAATACTACCGATTGGTTGAACTTGGGTTACGAAGGAATTCTACAAAGATACTCTGAGATCGTCGGATCTAATAATCCAGCAGACTTCCAAGCATTTTACGACAAACTATACAACCTTATTTGTAAAGAATTCGCAGAACTGCCTGTAACTATTCATCGCATGAAGTCAAGTGACTGGTTCGCAGCATATACAGGAGAGAAATTAGATTGGATCTACATTGATGGCGACCACAGTTATGAGGGTGTGATGGCAGATTTAATCGCTAGTCTTGATGTTGTTAAAGAAAATGGTATAATTTTCTTGGATGATTTTTCAAAACAAAATCATATGCATCCTGGAGTCAGAGCAGCAGTTATAGATTTTTGCCAAGAACGAAAATTAAACTACGCCAGATTATATGACAATCAATGCATAATAGAATTGGGAGCAAATTGATATGGGTAGAGCAAGAGTAGTTGCACCACCACCACAAGATTATACACCCGAACCATTAGTATCACTACCAGAAGAAGTTGTTGTGGAAGAGTGGATAGATGGTAGTATGGAAGAAGAAATTGTTGCGGTGGAAATAATTGAACCTTCTCAAGAAGAACTTGAGAGAGAAAAACATGCGCAAGAGATTTATGAAGAATTACAGAGACAAAAAAACATTGCCGAAGAAGAAGCACAGGCAGCAGTAGAAATACTTGCTAAAGCAAAAGAGATTTTAGAAAATCCTCCTGTTAAAATCGAAACTGTAGTAGAAACAGTTACAGAAACCGTTCATGTTACAGATCCAAAATTGGTTAAAGAATTACAAACTCTCAAAGAGGCAAATGAAAGACTTACTCGAGAAAAAGAAGCAGCAGAAAAAGTAAGAGATGAAATAATTGTTGCTGCCAGAAGCAAGGTAACTGAACAACGCATCAATCAACATGTCACTCAACTTGATATGAAACAAAAAACTCCTTCTTTGATGAGTAAATTAAAAGGATTTTTAAAATCGCGTAGAATTAAATCTGCAACTACTGTCGGAATTCAAAACTATGAAACTGCAATTCTCGAGCGAGCAAGAATTGCAGTTCCTAAGATGCTAGATGATATGGAAAATATGCACGAGCAGTTGACTATTTTAGAAGATCTGCTTGTCAAGTATAATGAAGTTAAAAGCACTCAATCAAAGTGAGATGCATCTTCGCCTGTAATATCTTCGATCATAGAACGCCAGATTTCCAGATGCGGAACAACATATCCAAGAGTTAATCTCTTAGACGTATTAGCACAGCAGTGATATAAAATTTTATCGGGAGTGTCGAGATGACCACCGAAATACCCAACCTTACATGACCACCCTTTCGGATCCATCAATGTCACAACTTCTTTAGTAATTGGGTCAAGGTATCTGAAGAACCCAGCATCTTCTTCGCTGTTATATGTCAGTAGAATATTATATCCTGCAGCATTCCAGTTGTTGTGCCATCCCATAAACCCGTTTTCAGGATAGTATGTGAACACTGCATTATTTTTTGCACCAAGATAATGCATCAATTCTGTATTGGTTTTTTGTTGCTTGTGACTATAGTTAAGAGGGAACCATGGTTGACCATGTGCCTGATTTTGGTCAGTGCACCATGCAACTTCAGGGAATCCAACGTGGGATTTTCCCTTACTGATAACATGTTTCATATATTGTTCGTCGGTTGACGTAATATGATTAAGTCCACCCTGACGTTGTCTCTGCATATCAGAAGGTCCAAGAATTAGATCCTGATCTGTTTGTTCGAAAAACCATTCAGTATATGGATCTAGAATATCTGTAAGATCTTTAGATATAGAACTGGTAAATTGTATCATTAATTATTGTCTTTCAAATGGTGAGTTCCAGTCATACGGAATTTTGCTTATGTCTTTAATAATTCGAAATGCAGTGAGATCATCAGGATAGAATCCTCGAGAAACATATTTTAGTAATCTTTTGTATGCAGTAAGTGGTGAATAATTCTTTCCAAGTTTAATAGTTTTGTTTTTTAAATCTTCCCAAAATGAATCAGTAAAATATAATGTGTTACCATCAAACGCAACACGACAAATACTAAAATCAAATCCTTCTAATGTTTCAACAGGATCTCGGTATAGATGATCAGTTACCTGTAGTAATTTTCCTTCGAAATAAAAATCTTGTGAAATACGATGTCTTTTACCAATCTCACAAAACTTACTAAGATCTGCAATCAATTGTTTCGGGTCATTTGAATAAAGATCATAATCATTTATATCATTTCCAGAAAGATGGCAGGTTATTGCTCCACCACACAACCAATATTTATATGAACGTTTTCCAATATTTTTATTTAACGTAGAAAACAGATCATAGAATATATCAAATTGATTTTTATCTGGTATGCTTACAATCATTACTCTACAAGACTAGCAGGAATTGTGTAATGATAGATAACTCTCGGAGTTCCCTGTAGTTCTTCCTCTTTGTATCCAACTACAAAGTTCCACCGAGCATCTGGGTCTGGGAATCTACCTACTTTGACACCAAAATCAAACAAGTTTAACAACCTCCACATTGTAAAGGTGTCCCATTCTAGTGCAAGAACGGGATAATGTTTTCGATCCCAGTCAGGAGCATTTTGTGCCCAGTATTCGTCGTACCATGCACGCATCATCTTAAGAGTTTGGGGGTTGTTGCGGTATACGAAAATGCCGCAATGTTCAGTCATCTCTTCATTCTCGGACAACTTAGTTATCGCTGCATTGTATGGGCGATTCGCTGTAAAAATTACGTCGATGTCTTCCGGAATCTGATCAAAGATCTTCTGAATATCTTCATGCTCGACTTCAGTATCACAGTCCATATAAACTGTTAGATCGTAGGGAGTTTGATCGAGTGCCCACAACTTAGCACGTTTGTCGCGAGGAACATTCTCGGTTACTACGTTGTCGAAGATCTCGTAGTCATCTGGTTGCACCCATTCTTCGTGTGTAAAGAATGTGATGTGTGCATCGGGATAATAATCCTTTAGAGAAATCGCCGAGTTTCTTGCTGCTCTATAATAACCTTTACGGCGAGTGGCAACATAAAGAAATCCATTATTCGGCATTCGTTTCTTCCTGCATCAACAGCATAACTGTATAGGCAGTAACTTCCATAAAAGTCTTAGACTTACGAATCTTGGATTTTAGATCGCGATTTTTAGAGTTCTTAACAACATCAATCTCAAAGGCATCCAACTTGGCAGCAAACAGTTGTTCCTGTTGCATGCGAGTCTTGTCAACCTTCTGACGTTCAAGATTCTGTTTAATCTGGTTGTTGCGTTCTTCCAGACGACGATTTGTATTAGCATCGATTTGTTCGATACTATATCCTCGTAGGATTTCTTCGTAGTCGCGATTGCTGCCATCGTTCATGATAGATGCAGTAACACGCTTATTGGTATCTGGATAGAAAAACTCGGCAATGATATGCTGCTTTTCTTTATTTGCCCAATAAGGATTTTCGATCTTGCGTGAGACTACAGGTGAGGTGGTATTAATCAATTCAATTCTCCATTAGAAATAATATTCATAGTGCTAGTATATATAAAACTCGCACATAAGTCAATAGATTTATACAGTTCTTACCCACAAATATACGGTCGAGATAGTATCTTTTGTCGCCTGAACAGTCGCACCAGAATAGTTACCTGAGAACGTCTGGGAGTAAGTTCCACTATAGTTTCCAGTATAAGTTGCAGTACCAACGTAGGAACCAACATAGTTACCAGAGAACGTTCCCAGATAGTTTCCAGTATAGGTCGCTGTTCCTACATAGTTTCCAGTGAAGTTGCCAGCATAAGTCCCGCTATAGTTTCCAGTATAGGTTGCTGGGCCAACATAATTTCCAGTAAAGAATCCTGTGTAATTTCCAGTGTACGTTCCAGAATAAGTTGCTGGACCTACGTAGTTGCCAGTGAAGTTACCAGTGTAATTTCCAGTGTACGTTCCAGAATAAGTTGCTGGACCTACGTAGTTGCCAGTGAAGTTGCCAGTGAAGTTGCCAGCATATGTACCAGAATAGTTACCAGTATACGTTCTTGGACCCACGTAGTTACCAGTGAAGTTACCAGTGTATGTACCAGAATATGCCGTGCCACTGAAACCACCATAGAAAACAGCATAGTTACCAGTAAACCCTCGAGAATATGTTCCAGAATATGGAAAAGTTCCTACATAGTTACCTGCATAGTTACCAGTGAAGTTACCAGTAAAGTTGTTTGAATATGTTCCAGAATATGGA